CGGCGACGTTGGAGCCGAGGTGAACTTCACCCACACTCGCGACGGCGAGGCCTATGACGACGACAGTAAGGAATTGTTTGACGGGCGCGCCGAGGTCTTTGAGATTTTCGACAAGCGCAATCGCAAGCGGGTCTTTGTCACCTACGGCCACGACGCGGTGCTTGAGGAGGAGGACGACCCTTACGGGCTCGCTGAGTTCTTCCCGATCCCGGAACCGCTTTACAGCGTTCGGACGACGGACACGCTGGTCCCGGTTGCTGAGTTCACCTTGTACCAGGATCAGGTGATTGAGCTTGATCTGGTCACGGAGCGCATCGCGGCGCTGACTGACGCCTTGAAGCGGCGCGGCGTCTACGACGGCAGCATGGAAGCCCTGGGCCAATTGGCATCGGCGGCGGACAACGAGTTCATTCCTGTGGATAACTACGCGATGATGCTGGAGCGGGGCGGGCTGGCAAATGTCGTCGCCGAGGCTCCGATCGCGAACATCGCGCAGGTCTTGCAGCAACTGTATCAGGCACGGGCTCTCATCATCGAGACGATCTACGAGATCACCGGGATCTCGGACATCATGCGGGGCGTTTCGGCGGATCGGGAAACGGCTACGACGAGCCGCACCAAGGCGTTCTTTGGATCGTTGCGATTGGTCAACCGGAAGCGGGAGGTCATCCGTTTTGTCCGCGATGTCATCCGGCTCAAGGCTGAGATGGTCGCGGAGCATCTGGACCCGGTTGTTATGGGCGCGGCCACTCAGATCCGCATCACGCCCGCCGTGTTCATGGCCCTGCGCGACGAGATGGGGCGCGGCTACCGGATCGACATCGAGACGGACGAGAGCATTGCTTACGACGAGGCCGAGGAGCGGCAGCAACGGATTGAGGTGCTGACCGCCGCTGGGAACTTCATCTCCCAGGCGGGCCAATTAGTGCAATCCGGCGCGTTGCCTTTCGAGGCGGCGAAGCAATTGCTGATGTTTGGTTTGCGCGGGTTCAAAAAAGGCCGGGAGTTGGAGGATGTTTTTGAGGCTCTACAGCCGCCACAGCCACAACAATCCGAGGCCCCCGACCCCGCTACCCAGTTGGCATTGGTGGAGCGTGAGGCACGCGCCAAGGAATCAGAACTGCGGGCTCAAATCGAGCAACTCCGGGCCGGGATCAAAGGCCGAGAGCTTGATCTCCGAGAGCGAGACATGCAGCAGGACAAGGACCTTGAGGTCGCCAAGTTGCAGTTGAAGGCGCAGGAGATCGATCAGTCCGGCGATCTGAAGCGGGAGGAATTGGCTCTCCGCGCGATCCAGTTGGAGCAGGCTAATGGTTAGTTTTAGCGTCGGGCCGTACCAGTACGAAAGCCGATCGGCCACGGATTATGCCACGCCGCCGGGGGTTTCTGTTGGCGCCCCGCAGCCGCCGGAGCCCAGCCAGCAAGCCAAGGCTTTGGCTAAAATCCTGGCAAGCACCCGGTACGTTCCGGGCCAAGGAGACGGCGACGACAGGATGGTGCCGATGTATTTCGGCCCGTCATACACATCAGCGACACTCGACCCATTCACCAACGATGGTCAATACCTCCGCTATCTGATGGGGGAGGCGGGCGTCAAATTTGGCGGCGACAACGAAGACATTTACGCCCGGAACATGACGCGGTTTCTGCGCCGCGTCCCAGGCCTTGTCCCAAAGGAAGACCTAGCGTTGGCGCTCCAGCAAGCCCAGGCGTCCATGCCGCCGGTATCCCCCGCCGTGGGATCTAGTTATCAACCTGGGCAGGACCAAGTGTCGGGCCCCGGCACAATTGCCGACATGGCTGGCGCGGCCAACGCCGCAAATGTTTTCGGGACCTTTGGGGTGGCTAATTTCGCCCAAGGGCTGTTGAACGCCATGAAATACGATACTCCGTTTGGCTTTGGGTATCCCGGGATGGATGGTGAAGGCAACCAAGTCGGAGGCGGCAGTTTTGGCGCGGGCGGAACCGGCACCATAGGTGGCATGTGACAAAATTTGTTTGGTGGAACCATCAGTGGGTCCCCGCTGAATCTCTGAAAAAGGACCGGACCTCCGGTCCTTTTGTCGTTTCGGACATCCCGGAATACCGCGCCGTGGGCCTTCCGGGGGCGCCCGTGATCGGCTCCCGGTCTGAGCATCGGGCCGCTTTGCGGCGGCACGGGATGATTGAGTACGGGAACGAGCGTCCCGCGAACTTTGGCAACATAAACAGGGAGTAGTTATGTCTCTACGAGAAGCTTTGGCCGCTGCAATGGCTGGCGATCCTGACGACAAGCAGGAATCGGCGGCTCCGGTCGAGGACGCCATTGACGAGGCGGAAGCGCCCGTGGCGGCGGAATCGGAAGAAGATGTAACGTACGATGCAACCGATGCGGAGGCTGAAGAGGAGCCCGCCGAAGAGGTTGATCTATCGGCTCCAAGCAACTGGTCTAGCGAAGACCGGGAAGAGTTTGAGGCCCTGCCGACCGAGGCGCGCGATTTTGTGTTGCGGCGCTACAAGTCGATGGAGGGCGACTACACAGAAAAGACGAAACAGCTTTCGCAAGATCGAAGCCGTTTCGAGAAATTAGAGCAAGTCCTCGCACCCCATCGCGAGCAGTTTGCATTGAACGGCGTCGATGAGGCCGCTGCCATTGGGCAGTTGCTCCAGGCGCAAAAGTTCCTGCAAACCCAGCCGGTGGAAGCTCTGCGGTGGCTGGCGCAATCGGCGAACGTGGACCTCAGTCAGTTGTCCGCGCCCGCCGCAACCGAGGATGACCCGGATGAGTGGGTCGATCCTCATGTGAAGCAATTGCAGCATCGCTTGTCTGAACAGGAGAAATATCTGACGGCGCTGCGAGAGCAACAGCAACGAGAAAGCGAAGCGGTTTTCCTGCGGCAAGTAGAAGCGTTCCATGGCGAAAAGGCGGCTGACGGCGAGTTGGCCCACCCGTTTATGGACGATGTCATGCCTCAGATGACGGCTCTGCTTCAATCGCAACAGGCTACGTCTTTGCAGGACGCTTACGACAAGGCGGTTTGGATGGTCCCGGAGGTCCGGGAAAAGGTGCTGAACTCCGCGAAGGAGAAACAGACCGAAGAGCAAACCCGCCGTGTAAAGCGAGCAAAAAGGGCCGGGCGCGAAGTGAAGTCGGAGGTGTCCCCCGTCGAGCCAGCCCGTCCGTTGTCCTTGCGCGAAACTCTCCAGCAAGCAATCGCTGCCTCAAACTAGGGAATTAGGCAATGGCTAACCCGAATTTGTCGGAGATTGTTACGACGACTCTGCGTAATCGGAGCAAAACCCTCTCCGATAACGTGATGAACCACAACGCTCTTTTGATGCGTATTAATGAGCGCGGCAATAAAATGCCCGCCTCTGGCCGCGACATCATCCAAGAGCTTGAGTACGCCGAGAACGGCACCGTTGCGATGTACAGCAACTACGACGTGATCGACACCACCCCGCAGGATGTGTTGACCTCCGCTGTCTTTGACTGGCGTCAGCTTGCTGGCACGGTCACGATTTCTGGCCTTGAAGAAGTCCAGAACAGCGGCTCGGAGCGTGTCATCGATCTCCTCGAAGCGCGGATCAATGTGCTTGAGAAATCGATGATGAACACGCTGGCGTCCCAGCTTTACAGCGCGGCGTCGGCCGCGACAGACCTTGACGGCTTGCAGCTTGCGGTTGCCGATGACCCGACCACGGGCACCTACGGCGGCATCAATCGAGCCAATTACAGCTTCTGGCGCAACCAGAAGTACGATTTCTCGGTTGAAGGCGTCACGGCGTCCTCCAGCACGATCCAGACGGCGATGAACACGCTGTATCTGGACTGCGTTCGGAACAGCGATGCGCCGGATATGGTCGTCGCGGGCAACACTTACTTCACCTACTATTGGGAATCGCTCCAGAGCATCCAGCGGATCGGCACCGACCAGTCGGCTGACGCTGGCTTCATGGCGCTGAAGTATCTCGGTTCGGACGTGTTCTACGACTCGAACTGCGCCGCCACCCGGATGTACTTCCTCAACACGGATTATCTCAAGCTCCGGTATCACCCGGATCGTGATTTCACTCCGTTGGAAGAGCGGAACGGTTTCAACCAGGACAGCAAGGTCATCCCGCTTGTTTGGGCTGGCAACCTGTGCTGCTCCAACGCATCGCTCCAGGGCGTCATTTGCGCTTAAGCCAGATAGGAAAGGAACCCGACCATGGCTAATTTTGTCCCCCAGGGCAATTCGCATGTGATCGCCCAGGCGATTGATGCGAACGAGACTTCCCAGAAATTGCCCCTGGGAACCATCATCACCGCCGTCGATAACGCCAGCACGGCGCTGGGCTCTGGAGAGTTTATCTATCTCCAGGGCGTAGCGTCCACGGCGGTCGGCTCGGTCGTCGTCTACAACGCGGACGACTACTCCACCACCCTCGCGGCTGCGAATGCCAAGGGGCCGGTGGCGGTCGCAATGTCCGCGTCTGTGGCCAATGAGTACGGCTGGTATCAGATCCAGGGCAAGGGATCTGCCAAGGCCCTGACTGGCTTCGCGGATGACGCGGACTGCTACCTGACCTCAACCGCGGGCAGCATTGACGACGCTGTTGTTGCTGGTGATTACATCACCGGCATGAAGGGCGCGTCCGCTGTTTCTGGCGGCGTGGCCGATGTCGAGCTTTCCCGTCCGTTCGTGACGGATGGGCTCTAAGCTGATGGGGGAGCCTACGGGCTCCCCCGTTTGCCCGCGTTGCGGGTGCGATAAACCAAAAATTTACGTCCACGGACATTATCAATGCGCCGACTGCAAGTGCATTGCGGACGGCGATTGCTGCCAGGGAGAAACAAATGGGATACGGGAAAAAGAAGCCGATGAAACGTGGCGGTAAGCGCCCGCTCGGATCGTAGCGTACGATACAATGACGCTTCTTACGATGACCCAGCAAGCTCTCCGAGAAGTCGGAGAGTTTGAGGTCCCCGCCACGATCGTTGGGAACAATAACCCAACCGCCGTCCAGATGCTGGCGCTTGCCCAGCGTGAGGGGCGGGAACTGTCTCGGCGGCATCAATGGCAGCGGCTTCTTGTCGAGAAGACGGAGCCCATGGTGGCGAGCCAGGAAGCGTACTCATTGCCGAGTGATTTTCGGTACGCTCTCAATATGGTTTGGTTTGACCGGACCACGCGCCGGTCCATGCCAGGGCCGCTGCGGGCGGACCAATGGCAATATCTCAAAGCACAGAACATCGGCGCGGCGGCGGATCGATATTGGCGCATCCGGGGCGACCAGATCCTGATTTACCCGACGCCCGACACCACGGATACGTTCGCCTATGAGTATGTCTCCACGCATTTCTGCGAGAGCAGCGGCGGCACCGGACAGGCTTCCTGGGCTGCGGACACGGACGTGGGGCGGCTTGACGAAGAAATCATGACCGCTGGCTTGGTCTGGCGATTCTTGGAGTCCAAGGGGCTCCCGTATCAACAGGCCCAGGCTGAATACGAGCGGACCCTTGCTAGAGAGATGGCCCGCGATGGCGTCGCCCCGACCATAAACTTTGGCACTCGCCCGGCACGCGGTCGTGATTATGTCGCGACTGATGTTGACGTGACTTGGAACGGCACCGCCGTGATCTGGGGGCAGTAATGACGGCACTGACAGACCGCGCAATCAAATCCACATACACGGATCTGCTCCAGGTCTCGAATAGCGGCAACGGCGTTGACGCGAGCTTGCGGAACGTCTCGGATGGCGAGGGCACCGCCAGTGCGCTGGAGCTTTCGACCACCTCGGCGAAGATCCAGGGCGACTTGGTCATCACTGGCGATCTGTCCGCCAACACCGTCTCCGGCTCTGCACTCGGGAATATCGTCACGGCGGCAACAGCCGCGCAGGTAGCGGCGAGCAGTTCTGCTACAGCGGCGGCGACCTCGGAAAGCAACGCAGCCACATCTGAAAGCAATGCTTCCACTTCAGCCACTAATGCGGCGACCTCGGCGAGCGGCGCGGCTTCCAGTGCTACTGCTGCGGCGGCGAGCGAAACCGCTGCGGCGGCGAGCGAAACCGCTGCGGCGGCGAGTGAGACTGCTGCGGCCTCGTCGGAAACGGCGGCGGCTGCAAGCGAGAGCGCGGCTGCGGCCAGCGAGGCTGCGGCGGCGGGCTCCGCCACCAGCGCCAGCTCCTCCGCCACTAGCGCCAGCACGTCAGCGTCAGGTGCCGCGACATCCGCGACGAACGCTGCCACCTCGGAGAGCAACGCCGCCACCTCGGAAAGCAACGCCTCTACCTCGGCAAGCAGCGCCGCCACCAGCGCGACGGCAGCGGCGGGGTCAGCCACATCGGCTTCAAATTCGGCTAGTAGCGCAGCCGCCGACCTAGCGACTTTCCAGGGCCAGTATCACGGCGCGTCAGCGACCGCTCCGACCACTGGCCTGGACACGGGGGATCTCTATTTCGACACCGTCGCGAATGCGATGAAGGTATACGACGGCTCGTCCTGGGTCGCTGCATATATCTCATCGTCTGGCATGCTGGCAGCAGCCAACAATTTGTCAGATGTCAGCTCGGCCTCTGCCTCTAGGACCAACCTCGGCCTCGGCACGATGGCAACACAGGCGGCGACCGGCGTGGACATCGACGGCGGCACCATTGACGGAGCCACCATCGGCGGCACAAGCGCGGGCGCGGTGACGGCGACGACGCTGACGGCGACGGACGCCTCCGTCAATGGAACTATCACCGCAGCCCAATACGACAGCACCGAATCTCTGCCGGATATTAAACCGAGCCTTAATCTGGACTTTGCCAACGTCAAGAAACTAGACCCGCGAATCACCTACACCCGCGCATCCACCGGGACGTATTACGATGGCAAGACCTTTGCGAAGGCAGAGGAGAATTTGCTGTTGCAGTCGCAAGACTTTACGACGAGTTGGGCGGTGTATAATGCAACAGTCACAGCAAACACCGAAGTTGCACCGGACGGGACAACAACGGCAGACACTCTAACCGCAGACGGTGCATCTGACACTCACTACTTGGCGCTAGATACCGGAATCTCAGCGGGTCAAACTAGAACTTTGTCTGTATTTGCCAAGGCGGGAACAAACAATTTTATCCAACTTGCTTTTGGTAATGACGCTACTCCTTACGCAAACTTTGACTTGTCTGGTGGAACGGTAGAAAACAACGCATCTGTTACCGCATCAATTGTCAGTGTAGGCAACAGTTGGTATCGCTGTATTGTTACGACAACCTCCGCATCCGTTACTGGTGCTCGTTTCTTTATCGTAACTGATGGCACCTCGGTTCGAGGCGAAAGCAACTCTCTTTCTACTACCGTCCACCTCTGGGGCGCTCAACTTGAACAGCGTGATGCCCTCACCGACTACACCCCCACCACCACTCAGCCGATCACCAACTACATTCCTGCACTTCAGACTGCTGCAAGTGGAGTGGCACGCTTCGACCATGACCCCATCACGAGTGAGTCTCTCGGCTTCCTCATTGAGGAGCAGCGGACCAACCTGATGACCTACTCCCAGGAGCTTGATAACGGGGCCTGGAGCGTGAATTCGAATGCGACCATTTTGGCGAATGCAGTCGTCGCTCCGGATGGTACCGTCACGGCCGATCTATTGCGGGAGAACGGTATAAACGGCGAGCACTACCAC